GTGTTTTCAGATGAAGTTCTTGAAAAAATTTTTGCCAGAAAAGAGTTACAGTCCTTGGACTTGTCAACGCAGTCGTCTATCATACACGCAATAGAAGATGTTTTAGAGGAGGTCAAACAGGATGAATATGAGCGGAGCATACCAGAATCCGATTTATAATCAGCAGATGCAGCAATACGGGCAGCAGTACGCATACAATCCGTATATGAATCAGCCACGCATTGATAATACACAAAATTATATGCAGGCACCGCAGCAAATTCAGCAGCAGATCCCGGTTCAAACTTTTGGCATAAATGGAAAAGTAGTTCCGGCGGTAGAAAACATCACTGCCAATGATGTGCCAATGGATGGCAGCGTTGCATTTTTCCCAAAACAGGATATGACAGAAATATACGCTAAAAGTTGGAACGCAGATGGAACAATTCGCACAATCGTTTTTAAGCCAGTTTCGCATGATACTGTTAGCAATTTATCGCATGATACTGAAAAATTGAAATTTGACCTATCAGACGAGTGCACAGGTGCATTTATGCAGAAGTTTGATGAACTTTTTGGGAAGATTGAACAGATAGAAAACCGATTAGATAAAATTCCAAGCAGTCAAAGAAAAACTTCACAGGTAAAAAAGGAGAGTGATCCAGAATGAATCCGGCACAATTATTGTTAAATCAAATGATGAATTCTCCGCAGGTTCAAAACAATCCTATGGCAAAAAATGCCATGCAAATGTATCAAAGCGGAGATACAGGTGGACTTAAGACAATGGCAGAGAATCTCTGTAAAGAAAGAGGAATTACGGTAGATGAAGCAAAACAGAAAGTTATGAGTATGTTTAATCATTAGTACATTTTGGGGTGCGCGCAAAATAACCGGTTATCCCATTTGTAAATAGATCAGATGGAGGTAAACAAAATGTTTAATGGAAATGCAATGCCTAGTCTTGCTGATATTGCAGCAGTGACAGGAAACGGAAGAAACAATGATGGTATGTGGGGCGGCGATGGCTGGTGGGCTATCATTATCTTCGCTATGATCTTTGGCTGGGGCGGCTTTGGCGGCAATGGCTGGGGAGGAAACGGAGGTATGGGAGCGACAGCATCTGCATACACCGACTCTGCAATTCAGCGTGGTTTTGACACGCAGGCTATCATCGGAAAGTTAGATGGTATCACAAATGGTCTCTGTGATGGATTTTACGCACAGAATACCGCCGTTATGAACGGTTTCCATGGTGTAGACAATGCAATCTGCAACCTTGGCTACCAGACACAGCAGGGATTTAATACCACAAACGTGACACTTATGCAGGCGCAGAATGCTTTACAGTCCCAGTTGGCTAATTGCTGCTGCGAGACCAGGGAAGCTATCCAGGGTGTGAACTACAATATGGCGCAGAACACTTGCGCATTACAGAACACCATGAACAGCAACACCAGAGACATTATCGACAGCCAGCAGGCAGGAACAAGGGCAATCCTTGATTACCTGTGTCAGGAAAAGATTTCTTCCTTACAGGCAGAAAATAATGACTTAAGAAGAGCCGCATCACAGGATCGCCAGTCTGCATTGCTCACTACTGCAATGTCAGCGCAGACACAGCAGATCATCAACGCTGTAAATCCGGCTGCAATCCCGGCATATGTTGTTCCAAATCCTAACGCTTATGCGTATGGCTGTGGATGCAACACAGGATGTAGCTGCTAAAAGTAGCTGCTACACAAAATTGAATAATTGAGTATCTTAATTGAGTTTAACTCGATTATATCTGCTGTGCAGTATTGCTTATAAACACAAAGGGCAGACTATAATGTTTGCCCTTATTTTTGAAAGAGAGGTAAATAATTATGGCAGAATTTACAGGAATTGCAATTCAAACTGTTGCGCAGGGAGAAGATGTGGCATTTACAGAAACTCCGGCAAGCGCAACAAAATGTATTGTTCATAGACAGGGAAGCGGCATTGTTAAATTGAGAGGACTTACAAATCAGTGCCGGGCAAGATTTTTGGTATCTTATTCCGGGAACATTCAAATTCCTACCGGTGGCACAGTTGAAGCTATTTCACTGGCTATTGCAATTGACGGAGAACCGTTGCAGCCAACTCGAATGATTGTTACACCGGCGGCAGTTGAAAACTTCTTTAACGTTTCGGCGCAGGCATATGTGGACGTTCCTCGCGGTTGTTGTGTTACGGTAGCGGTACAGAATACGTCTACGCAGTCAATCGAAGTTCAGAACAGCAATTTAATTGCAGTCCGGGAAGCGTAAGGAGGGCGGTTTTATGGATATTAAGAGAATGCACGAAATGATCGAAAAACTGTCTGAAAGCGCAGAGTGTGAGTTTGCAAAAGGTATCGAATGTGTAGATACAGAAGAGATGGGAAAAGTCACGGACATGCTTAAAGACCTTGCGGAAGCCATGTATTACCGGACGCTTACAAAATCAATGGACGAATCAGACCCAGAGCAGGTTCTTGATATGTTTGAGCGTTACGGAGACGGCAGACGGTATTATGACCGTTACCGGTATGCAGACGGAAGATTTGCGCCAAAGGGAAGAGGAACGCGGAGAGGATATGACGAACCTCCGTACTGGCACATGACACCAGAAATGTACCGGGAAATGGAACAAGACCGTGATATGGATCGTCACTCTGGCAGAATGTATTATACCGAGCCTAAAATGACACCAGATGGTGGAATGCGTGATCGCAGAGAGGGCAAAAGCGGCATGAGCCGCAGAAGCTACATGGAAAGCAAAGAGCTTCACAAAGGCAATACGCCAGAAGACAAGGATGCAAAGATGCATGACCTTGAAAGATACATGAAAGAGCTTTCGGAGGATATGGCGGAGCTTATCTCTGACATGACACCGGAAGAGCGCACGATGACAAAGAGCAAGCTGTCAACGCTTGTTTCCAAAATGTAATGGCAGGGGCAGAAATGCCCCTGTTTGTTTGAACATTGACAACTGAATATCAGCTAGTGATTTGTGGATTTGGAAATTTTTCAAAAAGGTATTGACTTGTTACATGTAACATTATATAATGTAACTCGTAACAAGGAGGTGGTTAAAATCGCACCCAAGAGCAGAGCTGATTATATGAAACAACGTAGAGAAAAGACAAGAAATTTTAGTGTTGAGCTTGACAGGGAGAAGTTTGAAAAGTTAGAAGAAAAACTTTTTGAAAAAGGAATGACTAAAAAAGAGTGGCTTGACAACAAGGTTGATGAAGAAATCAGCAGTTAAACAAAAAGAGCAGTTGCAAATGATTTGACGGTCATGCAACTGCCCTAAAACCGAGATAACTCTCTGTGAAATATTTTATCATAGAGAGTATCTCTTTTCAAGAAAAAATTGAAAGGCAGGAAAAATCTATGAGAGAAATGTATATTGAAGAAATTACCAAAAATCTGAATTTACTTAGCGAACACTTTTTAAAATGTGTTTGGATTTTTACAAGTAACCTTGCATCTGACAAGAAAGGCGGTGCAAGATGAAAGAACAGCTGATAACGGAAATCCAGAACATACAGGACGAAAAATTTTTGCATTTCATTTTGAACACGATACTTTCATTCAAACAGAAATGGGGGATTTGCTGATGAACAATATTCATATGAAACAATTAGAACAGACGTTAACCAGTATGGAAGTTTCGGAAATGGTTGGGAAGAACCACAAAGAATTGATGAGAGATATCAGAAGATATTGTAACCAAATATCAAAAGCAAATGAGGAACTTGAAGGAGAGCGCAAAATTGCGCTGTCCGATTTTTTCAAAGAAAGCACATATAAAAATAGTCAAAACAAAACACAACCTTGCTTTGACATTACAAAGAAAGGATGCGAATTTATCGCCCACAAGCTGACCGGAGTTAAGGGAACGGCTTTCACAGCTCAATACATCAATCGCTTTCACGACATGGAACAGGCTTTGAAAAATCCGCAGGCTGAAATTCCGGAGAAAGACCCGTTTTCACACTGGAGCATCGTAAAAAAGATAGAGAGTGGTAAATGGTTTAATAAAAATAACTGGAAACTCAAAATTATCTGTGACCGGTTCGGATGGACGAGAAAATTTTTATATCACAAAATTCTTGTGGAATTGTCTGACTTACATAACTTAGAACTTGTGGAAAAGTTCTATACAGTCACATATGGGCATAAACCGGAGTACAAGATGGACTTGCTAGACTACAGCAAAGAACTTGCTGGAACAGCAACAAGGTACATTAATTATTTGTTGGTTGAAGAGCAAGAAGAATAACTTTAAATTTAGAAATCACTGGCTGATATTTGGCTGGTGGTTTCTTTTTTTGGAGGTAAATATGTTTGTGATAAATGGTATTGAATGGAAAATAGAATTTGTCCGTGGCGCAAGCAGTAAACTGATGCGCTCTGATGGCTCTACCAGCCTTGCTGTGACAGATTGGAATGATAGGATAATATATGTTTCAGATAAACCGAAAAATGGCTATTTGCGCAAAATACTGGCTCATGAGTTATGTCATTGTTTTTGCTTTTCCTATAACATTCATATGCCGATTGAGCAGGAAGAGTATCTTGCGGACTGGATCAGCCTGTACGGTACTGATTTGATCTATCTTTTGGATGATCTGATGTCAAACATTGATTGGAGGGCAGCATAGTGGACAAAATAGATGAATTGCTGCGGTATATTCACAGAACAAACCCGGAAATGACAAGGGAAAAGCTGATAAATGAACTAAGCAGAAGTGATTACGCCGCACGTTCTTTGCTTTTCACAAAAGAAGTTGTTTGTCAAGAAGAAAAATAGTAAAATGTTTTTGGGGTGATAGTATTGTACAATGGATGTCATACATCTTTTGATGTTATGAAAGAATATATGATCTATGGAGCGGAGCTTGATGAAAAATATCAGATCCCGATTGTCCCGGCATGCAGCTTGGATTATTTGCCGGAGGACTCCATAGATTTTGGAGAGAGCTTTTCACAAAAGATAAAAGGGCATAGAAAATTAAATGTGAATTTTTATATTGACGATTCAAAGTTTCAAAGACTGTGGAATAACCCGGATAAATACATGGAACACTTGAAGTGTTTCCATTCGGTCTGTATGCCGGATTTTAGTATTGCTACAGGCGATTGTGGTATGCCGTTTGCTTTGAATCTATATAACGTGTACCGGAACCATGCGCTTGCACATTATATGCTGCTGAACGGGATCCGTGTTATACCGTCCGTAGGCATCCCGGACAAAGACAATTATGATCTTTGTTTTGCCGGGTACAGTAAGGGTGGTGTGATTGCTGTATGCACAAATGGAAGAGTGCGGGCAAAGGCAGCTCGGATTGAGTTTTGCGAGGGATTCAAAGTAATGACAGACAGGCTGCAACCGCATACAGTGTTGATCGTCGGGAAGATGCCGGATGAATTGAACACAGATGTAAAGATTGTAAATTACAAATCACGCAACCAGAAAGTGAATGAGGAATTTTCGAATGGGAACAAGAACAACAAAATCACAGAAAAAACAGAAACAGACTGATAGCCAGAGAAAGAGAAGAGAGCGAATTAGTCAAATTTCACAAGTTGTGAAATGACGCATAATAATTTACTGTGCATATTGTCTTTTCGCAGTTGGAATCTCATTTTTCAACTTTTGAATTTTTTCTTCTTGGAAAACGGCTCGATTTTGAGATCAAAAATCAGAATTTTCACACCCCGGCGGGCTGCCGGGATAGTGCACATCGCTGTGATCAGCAGGCCGGCATTGTCTGACATGCTGCCGGATGCCAACGCGGCAAGATGAACACAGTGTTTACAGGCTTGCAACGTCGTAAAAACGATTTACAGACGTTTCGCGTTGTAAATATATAAAAGCACTGCATAGCCTTGCGCAAGCCTTAAAATGGCTTATACGTGTTCACTTAAGCGCATTATATGACCGGGCGTATATCTTGTCAAGTTGCAATATATCCGGACACTGGAAAAAGCCGGGATGATTCCGGCTTAAAATTCCTCTATTTCCGCAGCATTTTGCTCCCATTCTGGAAGCGTTTTGAAAACTTCCCAAGCATCGTCGAACGTTTTAAAGTCCGTTCCTTTGCCGTCATTTCTGAAAAATCCATCTTCAACGCTATAAACACTTCCCATGCATGTGACTTGAAAAACTGTCTGTGCTCCGTTCGGATAAGTCATTTATAAATCCTCCTAAAAAAATAATATTCCCTTACGGGTAGAACCGCCGCCGGCAGTGGTTCCGGCGTGCATTCTCTGCGGCGGCTAATTATAGATACAGTTCCATAAGTCCTACATTTTTATTTCTAACTAAGACAACACCCGGACGCGCCACGGAAACATATTGATTAACTATATTTTCTATTTTTTCAGGGTCATAATATGGCGCCAGTTTTTGGCGTGTGTATTCTTTCGCTTCTTCAAGTGTCATCATCTTCATAAAATCAACCATCCTTTCATCATGCGCCCTGTCTCATCGGTGCAGGTAGGGCAGTTCCTGCAGACGGCGGCAGCTTCCGCCGTTTCGACTTAATTTTTCATTGCGCAACCAGTCCAAGTTTTACAAATTGTACCGTTACAACTTATACCGCATTTTTTACAGCTATAACACATAGTATTTAAATCGTTATAATAAATGTTATATGCTTCTTGTCTTTCCGCCTGTCTAATTGCAAGAACGCGCTCAAATGCTCTTTTTACAGTCGGGAGAACAGCCGCGCCGCTTTTAATCGCCTTAGCAAGCACCGCCATTTCATCGGCTGTTTTATCGTAAATGTGTGAAATTATGTTATCAAATTCTTCTGCTGAAATATTAAGTTCTTTTAAATCCTGTTCGTACGTTCTCATGTTTACGCCTCCCTCTCAATTTCTACTTTATCAATTCTTCCGGCTTTCATTTCTTCGATGATCGCCTCCAGCTCGTCAAGGATATTTCCCTCTTCTGGTTGCTGAAAAGTGTAAGTATCATTTATCTTTCCCTCAATTTTAATTTTAACTTTCATGATCGTTCCCTCCTGTTTTTGTGTTCTTTGTTTTCCTGTTGAGATTATAATAACACTAATATTGGTGCATGTCAACACTAAAAAGAGTGTTCTTGTAAAATATTTTCATGTTGATTTTTAGAGTGATTCTATATATAATGTAGTAAATAAAAAATGTGAGGTGAAAAAAATGTTTAATTATAAAATAGATGTATTAAAAGAGCTTTCAAAACACGGATACACTTCTACTCGGATGAGAAAAGAGAAGATAATGAGTGAAGCGACTATGCAGAATTTGAGAAAAGGGAAGGGAATCACTACAGACACGCTTAACACGATCTGCATTATTTTAAGATGTCAGCCGTCGGATGTATTGGAAATCGTTCCGACTGATGAAGAAAAAATAAGATTTTTTTAAAACACTAAAATTAGTGTTGACAAAATTATATTTTAATGTTATTATAATATTGTCGAAAGGCAATAGGCGAAAGCCGGAAAGGAGAAAAATGAGCGAAGATATGAGTGTATTTAAAAGTTACTTAAGAAGGCTTTTACAGGATCTGAAAGATTTAAAGGAAGTTTTAAAATCTAAGGATTATGAAAAAGCGGAAAAGATGGTCGATCAGCTGATCGATGATACTCAAAAAGGAATTGAAGACAATTAAAAGAAAGGGCTGGAGAAAATCCAGCCCGACACACAAAAACCATACCAAGTGAAATGTGTGCTATTTGAATATAGCACATCCAGAGAAGAAAGAAAAGAGGAAAACGCTATGTTAAAGATTTTAAATGAATTAGGACAGATGGAAGGACATTTTGCAGTAGAAATTTTCAAGGTTGAAGAGTTAGGAATGATCGCAGTAGATCACGATACCAGTAACGGCGAGACAATGGAAGCATGGAAGTGTGACAGCACAGGCACGGCACTGGATAAAAACACACCAGGTTTTAGAGTAAAAGAGGTTCAGGAACCGACTTCATACGACGAGGATGGAGAACCGGATCAGTGGCAGCTTATAGGATTTGAGGTTGAATAATAAGATTTAGGCGGCTTGAAATACAGCCGTCTTTTTTGTGCAAAACGTAGAAATTCTTTGTTAGATTTTCACGAAATTTCAAGTATAATAATTTTATTACGGACAAGGTAAAATGATAGAATAGTATTAGTTTTGTTGCAATGCAACACCTCTGCAACAAATTGCAACATTTTTGCAACGTAGAGTAAGACACTAGAGTTAGAGAAAGATTATATTCTCTCTTGTAATATTAAAAATATATATTATAAACAAAGCAGTATATTTATATAAATAATATATAATATACAGGCTTAAAATTTAATTTTAAAATATATCTTGACAAGAAAATGATAGAATGATATTGTTTTATTAAATTAAAAACGCATTCGGGCAACGGGCGGAGCTGATCCGTCGAGGTCCCGAAAGAAACGGACTTCATGCAGCCGGTACAGTCGAGATCATCATGATCTGATTGTATCAGTTGCATTTTTTATTTTAAGTATTCCAGTACTGGAGAGAGGAGATATATAACATGTCAGCAGTTGAAATGCAGGAAGTAAATAATACAGTTGATGTTTTTAAAGATGACATTGACATGTATATAAATCTCTGGATGGAAGAGAGAAGCATTGAGGACATGTGCAAAGTATCGCAGAATAGATGGTATAACTGCTGTAAATATATTTATGAACATGTGTTTAAAGTTAATCCAAAGTACTTAAAGGATGATAATAATATTAATAATGCCTATGATACAGATAAGGTTAACGAGGTATTAGATATATATATAGACCTGTGTAATGACTACGAGAAAGTAGTGAATATTGTTGGGTTTACATTCTTTACCGGAATACATAGAGATACGTTAAATGGGTGGGTTAATGGCGTGCAGCTAGGCTCTTCAGGTTCCGACATTTGCAAAAAACTTGACGAAATGCGTGAGGAAAGTTTGGTAGGTTTACAAGTTTCCGGCAAAGGAAATCCAATGAACTACATGCCATCACTCAACAAGTATTGCGGCTTTAATATGCCCGGCGTAAGAGACCAGGGAGCCAGAGCAAGAGCATTGACAGCTTCGGAGCTCCCCAAACTGGGAGGCGGGAATTGTGCGAGATTGCCGGACAACTTTGACAATTCAAGCCCAGATAATGGTGAAATCGTGATAGACAATTCAAACAATTTAAAGCCCAGTGTTTAAGCACCTTGAGCCGCATACTTTCGTTTAAACAGTTTAAGAAACTTAGGTTTAACGAATAGTTAGAACACAAACAGAGAATTGTACGAACAATTCAAACAATTTATCAATGTTCAAAGCATGATTCGGCATGGAGGGGGAGGGGGTTTGATAGGTTGAGAAAATCAGCACTACTAAGTCCTTTAAATATCCTCAAAAACAAAAAGAGATTGGATGGAAAAGTATGAGAGTAGTATCACAAAGCAAAGACGTTTCGCTTGATTTTGACCGGACCGAATTTAGAACAAACTATGAATGCATAAGCGCTACTTTTGATGGAAGAACTTTTGCCATTGGGAAATATGCTACACCAGAACGAGCAGCAGAAGTATTTATGGACATGCATAAAGCATATGCGCCTGTACAGGTAGTTTGCACAAATATGGACGAGAAACAAGTTTCTGCATTAGTTGCAGCATCTCAAAATGCACCGATTAGATGCGTCAAGATGGATGATCCTTGTATGGGAATAACTGTATTTGATAACATGGTCTATTACATGCCGGAAAAGTAGTGTTAATATAGCGCTATCGCCAAGCGGTAAGGCACTGGATTTTGATTCCAGTATTCGCAGGTTCGAATCCTGCTAAAGAAACTTGTGAGAGGAAAACAACCATGGTAATTATTAAAACGATTATATCGACGCTGGATGTTATTTTTATGCTGATACTATTTGTATCTGGCAGAGAATCAAAAGACAAAGAAACAGCAATTGCATTATGGGTACTTGTGATGTTGCTGTTGCTGAACATGTTTCTGATGTGGAGGTAACAGAATGTTTTATAGTCCAATATTCGGTATTTGCTTTCATCTGCCTATCATTTGTGCAGAGGAAAGAATACATATAACAAAATCAAAGGAACCGGACAGCACCGGAGATTTACTCAATCTGGATAGCGACGCAGAGCACCAGAGTGAGAAATCGGAGCATCCAGTATAGCTAAACAAAATTTTAAATTACTGGCAACTTGTAAGAGTTGCTTACAAGATAAAAATCCTACATTGCGGCATTTTAATATGCCGTAGCGGAACGTAGTTCAGTTGGTAGAACACTCGGCTTATATCCGAGCGGTCGCAGGTCCGATTCCTGCCGTTCCGATGGAGGAATGGGTTTAACGATCCATTCCGTAAATTCTCCTTCTTGGTGTTTTTCATGACACATCCTTTCGCCACTAGGACGATTCTGTTAAGGGCGGTTAATAGCATTGATAAGGCTAGCAAAGGCATGTGAAAATGCTATGTGGGTTCGATTCCTATGCTTGGAGCGAGTGAGGTGCAAGTCCTTACGTCAAAAGCGTCCGTCTCATTACCGGATAGAGTGTTGGTAGCGAAATCCCACTCGAAATAAAAAATACGCCACATAGTCAGCGAGAGTCCCAAGGGACCGTCTGATTATGTGGAAACGCTATAAGATTGGTTAGTCGAGTGGTAAGACACCACCCTTTCATGGTGGTAACACGAGTTCAAATCTCGTACCAATCATGGGCGATGTTGCCAGTACACCCCTAGTGTGTTTGTTACAGAAATACAGGTGCTAATCAATATACCGGTTAAACTTAGCACAGGGAACTGGATTGAGCGGTTGCCATTCAAAAGATGGCGCAAACCGCTGACTAAAAGAAACTTGCACTTGGGGTAGTGTGGAGCAAGTAAAAAACGGAAACTGCTCGGCTATGCAGATATGGTGTAATGGTATCACAGGAGATCGCTAATCTCTCCAACGAGTAAAATCGTTGTCAAGGTTCGAGTCCTTGTATCTGCGCTCTTGCCCGAGCGAAAATCCTAGGTATGCCTTGGGTGTTGATGTGTGACGGAATAGGTAAACGGAATTGTCGTAGAGAATTGGTTGAAACCGACAACATAGATGACCAGATTGTACACTCCTGCGTGGTGCAAATCCACGCCACATCAATTCCTTATCTTCACTTAGTCTGGCACTACTGCAATAGTTCAGGTCGATGGAAGATGTATGGATGGTAAGCGGTATCATTGGTAACATAAAACCCTTCCGTGAATAGAAATTGCAGATTTGAAAGCGGTTGGCATGGTTTGGTATGACAAGGTTCGATTCCTTGTGCCGCTATTCGATGGTTGGTATTTTTTACGCAAAATGGGGTGTGAGTATGTATTTTGAATTTGTTTATGTTGGCTATTCAACAAAGCAATGCGTTGAGTTTCTTGATGAAATCAAAGAAAAATTAAAGGCACATGATAAGAATTTTGAATACGACAAAGAACATTTAGTGATTAAGGCTGAATTATTCAAATGCAGTGCATTACCCATATATTCCGGTCGTTTATCCTGTCTTGGCATGGAAAATGCAGAGTATATCTGCAAAGAAACTGCGAGACCAAATGATTATATTCCTTGTCCAGGAGAATGTTTGAAGATAAAAGCCATTTTGGAATATGTTTCCACAAGATTTAGAAAAACTCCAAAAGAAAAGACAGAAAAAGAACTGGAAGAACTGATTGACGTTTTGATTGAGGTGCGGAAATGAGATTATGGAAAATTATTAAAAAAATATTCAAGAAAAAGCAAAAAGCAGATCCTACACCGCGCATTGAGAAAGATACGAAATGCGATAAATGCAAATACTTGCAAGAGTGTATTGACGAGGGGAAAGTCATAGATTGCAGAAATATTGAAGATACGAGAAGCCATTACATTAAAGGTCTTGGTTCTTATGTAAAATGCGATGGTGTTGAGGTGTGAGTATGGATCTTAATGTGTCAGAAGATCAGAAAAAAGTTATTGAATTGCAAGGATATATGGTTGTCGAGTTCAAATTATGGTATCGAAAATTAGGAGAAATGATTCTTGAGTATGCCGTAAAAGTAATTGATACATGGAAAGCAATAGTTTTGTTTATACAAGAACAGGCAATTAAGGCATTCAAGCATATCAAGGATTTTGTGGAACAGCTTTCAAACGAATTGGAGCCATATATGAATTCCTTGGATTATATGGATTGTGAGAAAAAGAAATATTTGTTTGTTCGGTCACTTGGAAGAGCATATGAAGCGAATGTAAGAGGAAAAGTTATTTATCACAGATGCAGGGATAGGTGTTGAAAATGTGTGATTTTTGTAATGGGAAAGAATCATATAAAACTGCATATGGAGAATTTAAAATCAAAAAATTGGGCTATATAAATGTTATTCAATGCCATATTGATAAATGTCCACAGTATGCTAAATGTTGTAGCAATGGAATGAACGTAGCGATAGCAATGGAAATTGAATTTTGTCCGATGTGCGGCAGAAAGTTGGCGGAAGAATGACGTGTTATGATTGTGCTTACCTTGGATTTGATAGAAACGAAGTTGTAGGGATGGCTGAAATGTGCAACCATCCGGGAAAATGGATTCCTGGTGCTGGATTTGCTGACAGTGAACATGAATGTGAATTTTTCAAAAAGAAATCTGGAGTTTCTAAATGGGATTCATATTCCGAAGATGAAAAAGAAAAGGCCAGGGAATATTTCCAAGAATACTATGTTCAAAATCCTGTTGGCGATTTAACATGCGAACAGGCTTGGGCACAGTTCGTTGAATATTTAAAAACTACTGATTCAAATGCATGATTTGATAGGAGTATTGAAGAATGAGCATGGCAGAAGTAATTGAATCAATAGAGCGTGAAGCACTTAGAGAAGCACAATCGCGCGAAATAGGCGGTAGAAACGGCGAGCCTATAGATTGTTCCAATTTAGAAGATGAACTTGTTATTGTGGCAAATAACGAGGCAGACAGGCAAAAACTTTATGAATGTTTTTATAAACAAGAGCCTATCGAACCTAATAATAAAAAATGCAACCTGACCTTTTGCCGATATAACACAGACAGAGAATGCACTAATGACGAAAAGAGAAAAGAATGTGTCGAAGTGGCTGAAAAGGTTTTATGCGTAGATAAGGAGAAATTTATGGATGAAATAAGAGAAGCTGACGAGAAGCAAGCAGGAAGGTGTTGTGTGAGAATGGAAATGATTATTGATTTTATAAAATCGTGGTTTTACTATCCGAAGATGAAAAAGTATTTGAAAGACAGATGTTGCATTTACTATTCGCAATCAAGGCTTAATTATGCGTTGTGGCATTGTAAATTCTCAAAGAAAATAGAAAAAGCAAAACAAAATATCGACAACAACGATATTTCAGAGTGGACTTGTCAATATCAGCAAGAACCAATAATAAGAAAATAAAATAATATTACCGGCTAACAAATGGAGTTAGTCGCTACCCTAAAACAGTTATAGGCAGAGGTCAAGGCACTTCTGCTTTTGCGGAGGTGCTTTTCTTTTGGCAAGTTCAAGCCTAATTTCCACAGTAAATGGATATGAAAATTACATACAGGTGCATGGCGTTGATGAACAGGTAATAGATGCCATGGAAGAAGCGGCAAGGGTAGCCATTCTGACGGAAAAGGATGTTGAGTATGGATTAAAGGTTTCTGCCAGAGCGAAAGAACTGACGGAGCAGTTTATATTTCAATCTACAGGTGGCACACCATGGGATTTAGAGAAATATTCATTCCAAAACAAGGTATCTTATGAAATTCTGGACAAATACTACGGAATTTTGCTTTTAGAAGCGCAAAACAAAGTTGTGGATAGTGCTTTCCAGTATTTGGAGAAGAAGAGAGAGCCTAAAGAGCGGTTTTACATGCCAAGAAGAAAGCAATTCTTAAAAATCGGACTCATAGATGCGCTGCAAGGCATGATTGATGATAGATATGACATCCTGTGCGTATCACTTGTCCCGGGTGCAGGAAAAACAACGGTTGAAAAAATGTTTCACGCTCTTGTTGCCGGATGGTTTCCGAGAGATTTCAGCCTCTTTTATTCACACAGCGGTGATATTACCAGAATGTACTATGACGGTGTGTACGATATCGTTACAAACGAAGAAGAATATACATGGAATGAAATTTTCCCAAATCTTTCCGTGACAAGCACAAATGCGAAAATGGAGCAGTTTAATGTCGGGAAGTACAAATCGTTTCCATCCGTACAATGTACGTCTGTTGGTAGTAAGAATGCCGGTAAAGTAAGGGCTTCTAAGTTTTTACTGGTTGACGATATGATCGGCGGTATTGAAGAAGCAATGAATCCCATTATCCTTGATAAATTGTGGGATAAATACGCTGTAGATGCCAGACAGAGAAAGATACAGGACACGGACGGTAAGAACTGCAAGGAAATACATATTGCCACAAGATGGAGCGTACACGACGTCATAGGGCGCATACAAAATATGTACGAGGGTAATCCGAGAGTAAAGGTTATTGCGGTACCGGATGTAGACCCAGTTACAGGAGAAAGCAACTTTGAATATGAGTTCTCCGGTTTTACAAAAGAATTTTTTGAAGACCAGCAATTATTGATGGACGACATATCATATAGATGCCTTTACAAACAGGAACCGATTGAGCGTGAGGGATTGCTGTTTCCGGAAGATAAAATACGTCGGTATCTTAATTTGCCGCATGGAGAGACGGAGATTGTAACCGGTCAGTGCGATACAAAGGGAAAGGGAACAGACTATTTTGTTCTGCCTGTATTGCAAAAATACGGAGAAGATTACTACTGCGTGGATTGTGTTTGCGATAACACGGCAGATTATGAGGTTCAGTATGAAAATGCAGCAAATGTTTTGACAAACAACAAAGTTCAGGAATGTGAATTTGAGAGAAATGCCGGAGGAGACCGTGTCGCAATGGAAGTAAACAAGCGAGTGGAAGCCAAAGGATGGATATGCAATATCACAGATACACCGACGGAGACAAATAAGGAAGCAAGGATTTTTCAGTGCTCAAACTGGATATTGCAGCACGTTATATTTAAAGACCCATCATTATATAAGCCAAATGATCCATATGGAGTAATGATGTCTCTTCTCAAGAGATATTCAGTGTCCGGTAAAAAGCAGTTGGATGATGTGCCGGATGTATTTTCAAACTTTGCGCTTAGAGTGACAAATGGAAATAACGTAGCCAAAGTAGAAGCGGCAGTAAATCCGTTTAGGAGGTATTGATATGGTAAACAAAGATATTTTAAATCAATACTTAGATTTAAGAGAAGAAGTAAAAGAAGTAAGGAATAAAATTGAAAAGCTTGAAAAATACATAGAAAAAATTGAACAGGAAGGAACGGTTATTGATAGCGTTTCTGGCGGAAATGGTGGAAACCAACATTTTAAAATAGAAGGAATACCATTGCCAGAATATAGGCACAAAAAAACCTTGTTATATTCCAGAAAAACCACCCTCGAAATTTTGGAAAACGAACTTCTTGAAAAAACAAATGAAGTAGAAGAGTTTATTGCAAATATAAAAGATAGCAGAATTAGAAGAATAATTAACCTTAGATTTTTAGAAAATCAATCTTGGAATAAGGTTGCCGACCAAATAGGAGGCAATAACACAGAAGACAGCGTGAGAAAAGCGTTCGATAGATTTATGAAAGAGTAAAGTTGTCCGATATGTCCGGTTTTTTTCTGATATAGTTATAATCGAAGAAGTCAACAAATAGTTGAACACTTTACCATCCCCCATTGAAAGAGCATCGAAGAGAAATCTCCGGTGCTTTTTCTTTTGAAAAGAAAAGAGGATTTTATGGTATATACACCAAAAACAATATATTGCCCGCGTTGCGGAAGAAAAGTTGCCACACACGATGGGCGTTCAACAATGAACATTTCTGTGGAATGTAGGAAATGCCACAAGAAAGTTGTTTTTTATCCGGAGAATGGAAAGACGAAATTAAAATCTCTTACAATCCGGTCAACATCCAGTGGGATGACGTTTATTTAGGAGCCAATTATGAATAATAAATCTCTCCAAGACCTTGTTAAGGGATGTTATGGGCGAAAAATTTTATATACTGATGTTGAAACTATCACAAAAGACAATATTGTCAAGGTGGTTGGAGACTGCATCGGAAATTATTATTACAACAAAACCATCATAGAATACCTATGGCGGTATTACAAAGGAGATCAGCCGATTTTATACCGATTAAAGGTACAAAATGCTGATATTACAAACAAAATAGTAGAAAATCATGCGTATGAGATTGTTCAGTTCAAAGTAGGACAGACATATGGCGAGCCAATACAGTTTATCAGTCGAAAAGATGATGATGAAATTAATCGGGCAGTGGATGCGCTGAATGACTATCTTGTGGATGCGAATAAACAGGAAAAAGACATTAAAGCAGGAGAGTGGCAGTCAGCAACCGGAACATCTTTTAAGGCGGTAAGATTTGCAAATGGAGAAATACCATTTCAAATTGTTGCGCCTACTCCAATGAATACGTGTGTTATTTATAATCGGAGCACGGAAGAACCGGTGGTTGCGGTGCAGGAGCTTAAAGACGAAGATGGAAGATGGTACAAACTGTGCTATACGGACAACTATTCATGTAAACTTCAAAACGGAGTAGTTTCTGAATGGAAATTGCATGCATTTGGAAGTATACCTATTGTTGAGTTTCCAAATAATCATGAGAGAATTTCTGATATTGAGCTTGTCATAGGTATTTTGGATGCCATAAACAATATGCAGTCAAACAGAATGGATGGAATTGAGCAGTTTGTTCAGTACTGGGTTAAGTTTGTGAACTGTGAAATCGACAAAAAAACGTTTGAAGAGATGAAAATGAGCCATGCTTTGACGGTAAAGTCCAATAACAAGGATAACAAAGCCGATGTTGAGATTATGACGCAGGAACTAAATCAGAGCCAGTGTCAGGTGGCAAAAGATGATTTGTGGGACAATGCCTTGGCAATATTAGCAATACCAAACAGAGAGTCCCAAAACTCTGGAGGAGATACACAAGGAGCAGTATCATTAAGGGCTGGATGGGATTTTTCAAAGACAAGAGCAAAATTAAAAGACCCAATTGTGAAATCGGCAGAGAAGAGACTTGCAAAAGTTGTCTTAAATGTAATACGCGTTAAGGACAATGATTTGAAATTGTCAATGAGGGATTTTGATGTGCAAATCAATCATAGCCCGCAAGACAATATGTATACAAAGTCGCAAACACTATATCAGCTTTTAGAGTGCGGCATACATCCTCTTATTGCCATTAAAACGGTGGGGCTTTGGGGAGATGCTGAAAAGACATTCCTCTTGTCTAAGCCATATATAGATGCGTTGTGGAAAACAATTGATAATGCAGAAGAGCAGGAACAAAAAGCACAGGAAATTGTAAACCAATTAAATAAACAGCAAAATAAGACAGCTACCGAGTAATCGGTGGCTGTTTTTATTTTATAAAAATTCGCAAAGTTGTGAGCGTAAAAATCAACAGTGTCATTCGGTGTCGTTGCACCGCAAAAATTCGTAAAGACATATCGGAGGTAATCAATGAAAAGAGAAGAGTTAATTGCAATGGGTATCAGTGAGGAAAATGTTGAAAAAATCATTGCTGATTACGGCAGTGCCGTACAGAGAGAACAGGCAAAAGCAGCAGAGCTTAAGGCAAAGGCAGACAGCGCAGATGAGTTGCAGAAAAAGCTGGATGAAATGGAAGCAGGAAACCTCACGGAACTTGAAAAAGCAAACAAGGCGTTAGAGACAGCAAATCAGCAGATCGCAGATATGCAGAAAAAAAACGCCATCAGAGATCAGCGCGAAGCATTGATGGAAAAGTTAAAAATCAATGCAGAGCAGGCAAAATCCGTTGTCAAGGATAATGGAAGCCTTGATTATGACGCTCTTGGAAAGATTACAGCCGAAAAGGAAACCGCGGCAGCGCAGGCAAAGGAACAGGAGATTGCAAATAATTCTGAAAATCCGGGCGGCGGTACTGCAGGTGGAGAAAATAAAAAAACTGCGGACGTAGAGAACGCAGAAAAAATCAGTTTTGGCAAACCTGCAGAAAGTGCAGAAGCCAAAGACCATTATGTTTTATAGGAGGTAAATTATGGGAAAACCGATTGAAAGAGACTTTACACAGAGTAAAGGAATTTTAAAATTCTTTCCTTATGAGGGTGCGGCGTGTATCGTTCCGCAGACAATGGTGTCAAGTGCCGATGCAAACGGAAAGAAGATTGCAAAGGCAGGGACACCGTTCCCAAGCAATGACGAATCTTGCAAAGGGTATCTTCTGGAAGATGTTGACGTAACAATGGGAGATGCGCCTGGAACTTATGTATATCAGGGTTCTATTGACAGCGCAAAGGTAACAGCGAACGGAGTGACCGTGGAAGCAACTGCAAAAGCAGCAACACCGCGTGTTACTTTTTTTGATTAAAAAATGGAGGTATTAGAGAATGGCATTACCATTAGCAGAAGCATTTACCGCAAGAAGTCTTGGGGTTATGTGGAATAATTATAAAAAAACGCTTGGTTCTGCACCTTACTTAGGTAGACAGAAATTTGGAACCAGAAAACAGGACAGCCTTGAACTTAGATTTATCAAAGGGAAAAACGGTCTTCCGGTATCCTTAAAGGCATCCAATTTTGATGCGCAGGCAGAGTTAAGAGATGTCGGTGGATTTTCGGATATTCAGAACGAGATGCCTTTCTACCGTGAATCTTACATGGTAACAGAGCGTGAAGAGCAGGAGTATGCAAATTACCAGTCGGCAGAAAATTCCAACATGGCAAACCAGGTGCTTAGAGAAATCAGCAAAAAACCGATGATGCTGATTGAGGGCGCAAGAGTAGTGCCGGAACGCCAGATTTGGCAGTTATTAGCACCATCTGATGGTATTCCAAGAGTACAGGTAACAATTGGTGGCAAGAGCTTCTATGTTGATTATACTTCGGACAATGGAGTGGCGCACAAGAGAGATCATTACAAGGATATTTCCGGAAGCGATACTGATAAATGGTCTGCACCAGAAACAGCAACGCCACTTGACGACCTTATCGAGATTAAACGTGAGTTTGCAAAGAAAACAGGATATTCCCTTGCACGCTTTAGCATGAATACAGAAACATGGGAAATGGTCCTTAAGGCGGAGGACACAAAGAAACAGGTGCTTGGAATTATTGCTTACAATGGCGGTATTCGCTTACAGCAGGGGCAGGTTACAGAGTATCTTAGAGGATACGGCATCGAGATTGAAGTTTACGACAAACTTTGCATCGACCCTGCAGACGGTGCTACCAAATATTTTATTCCTACAGGAGTTATTTCAGCGCAGTCATCCGGCGTGTACCTTGGAGATTATGTCTTTGGAAAGACACCGGAAGAGAGAAGCGGAAGTTTAACAGACGGAAACCTTTCTATTGTAGAAACCGGTATTTCGGTGTATACATACGCAACAAATCATCCGATCAACACTCATTGCGTTGTGTCAATGATCGGATTGCCTACTTTTGAGGGCATGGACAGCGTTGTTGTCATGAAAGTTGCGTAGGAGGTGCGGTATGATTGCTGAATACACGGTAAAGCGCAATGGAAAATGGTACAAAGCAGGAGATGAAATTCCGGACATTGTTCTGGGAGAGAAATCTTCCGGAGGGTACACCAAGACAGAGATTAACAGAATGAGCACTGCTGATTTACAGGCACTTGCCGCTGAACATGGGATCGAGGGTGCAGAAGAAATCAGTGGAGCGGAACTGAAACGCATTTTGATCGAGCAGTTCGGATTATAGGTAGGGAAGAATGGACGAATATACAACATTAGAGCAGGTCAAAATCAGACTGAAACAATTTCATATTGAAACCGTTACGGATGAAGATGGTGTTACTTCTGATGTTGTCGTGTTCGACCAGAAAGAAGATAATCCTTACATCGAACAGCTTATCAAGCAGGCAAGAAATGAAGTGGTAAGCAAGCGGAATTACCCGGAAAGCTACACGGATGAAAAAATATCCGAAGACTTGAAACAGTTTGAGGATGTAATCGTCAATTTAGCCTTGTACGACCATTCACAGGCAGGAGAAGCCTATATGGCAAGTTATTCAGAAAACGGCGTAAGCCGTAGCTGGAAAGACAGGGAAAGCTTGTTTGTTGGAGTATTTCCGTTTGTAAAAGCATTATAACCGTATGGGATTCCATCTGGTTAGAAGATTGTGCGTTACGTTTTGCCGACGTCGGCAAAACGTAGCAGGCGGCACACATTGAGCGGTGGTGGGCGGTGTGCCATAAAAATGAAAGGCGGTATATGATTTGACGATTGAAATATCAACAGCAATCATTATAAGCGTGCTGTCGCTTGGTTTTTCCGTCTTTATGGGCTTGAAGAGCAACAAAAGGACAGACAACACGGATCTTGAAGAACGCGTGAGGGAGAACACACGCATTAACATGAAGTTGGATGCCATTTCAAACAACACGACCGAGATCAAGAATGAAGTTTCGGAGATGAGAAAAGAAATAAATTCTCACGACAACAGAATTATAAAGGTTGAAGAAAGTGTGAAATCGGCGCATCACAGAATTGACGGGATAGAAACCCGTCTTAATGATGAAAAGGAGGTTTAATCATGGATATTATACAGTCTGTAATTGCAAATATGACAATTATTCTGGCAATCATTGGTGCGCTGGCATTTGTTGTGTCTGTGGTAACACAGGTAATCAAAGGTGTAGGCGTATTTTCTAAGATTCCAACGGACATTTTGGTATTTGTTCTTTCTATCGGAATCACGGTCGCTGCGTTTGTGGCATACATGCAGTACATCCAGACATCAATTTTATGGTATATGATCTTGGCAGCTATTATTGCAGGATTTATTGTTGCGTTTGTCGCAATGTATGGATGGGAAAAGCTTTCTGAGCTGTGGAAACGGTTCGGCAAGGATGTGAAGTGAAATGCTTGAGATCAATAAGCAAAAAATGAGTTATTCGCAGCAAAGCGGCAAGGTGCCGGTATATGTGACGGATGATGATGGTAACATCGAATATTCTTCGTACACGGATTCTGATGGTAATGTAATTTATTACCTCGATAAAGATGGAAACAAAATACCGAAAACAACCGGAGAGTATACCACAGGTTACGAGAAGCCTGTGGTTTTTTATTCTTCAATCAGCAATAAGTTGAGTGAAGCACTTATAAAAGAGTTTGGCGTTGACAATTCCACAAACTTTGTTCAAATTGTCGAGGACAAAGGGAAACTTCCATTGAACGTCGGTTCTTTGGTATGGAAACGGTCAGATGTAAGGTACAAAGATGAAGAGAATACAATCGTTGACGAAAATTCGGCTGATTACATCGTAAAAGGTGTTGCAGACGAGGGATTGACGGTTGATTTGTTCTTATTGCAAAAAAATGTGAAGTAGGTGCGGCATGGGGAAGAAAGTAATCACAATGAGCCTGTCTGAAAAGTCTATTCAGAATGCAATACAAGAGCTTAGAGCCTATCAAAACAGCTTAACATATAAATGTCAGCTATTGGCAGAAAAACTCGCGGAAAAGGGCGTAGAGATTGCCAGAGTGCAAATTGCTGACCTTGACGCAATATTCACATCGGAACTGATTTCAAGTGTTCACGTGGAATACGAAGGAAGCACTAAGGGCGGCGGGATATGGGCGGTAATAGCCGGTACAGACCATGCCGCATTTGTTGAGTTTGGAACCGGAATTGTGGGACAGCAAAGTCCTTATCATGGGAAACTGCCGGAGGGTGTTTCGTGGCAGTACGCAAGTGGAAAAACTATACATCAGATTTCAGATGGAAGATATGGATGGTTTTATCAGGACGACAATGGCGATTGGTGGTTTACAGAGGGAATGCCAAGCCGACCATTTATGTATCTGACCGCAAATGAGTTGCGTCAGATTGTTACACAGACAGCGAAGGAGGTGTTTGGATAATGGCAGGCAACCAGTGGGTATTTGACCTTGAAACAAACATTTTTTCCAATGTTGTAACGATAGCAAAACCAAAACTCCAGAAGAAATACAAAAGCATGAATTTTGACACTGCATTTACAACGGTTGAAAAGAACCTAGATAAAGACCCTGTTTTCCCGACTATTTATATCCATGAGATGCCGGGGCTTGAACGTGGGGCAGATTTAGAGGGCACATCCGTAAATGCAGTGCAGGAAACAATACAGGTTGACGTCATTACAAACACAAAGCAGAGCGATGCAAAAGGGATCATGGCTATTTTAGCCGATGCCTTTAAGCAGATGCGATTTCAAATTACAGCAATGCCGGAGTTTAAAAACGACAGCGAAAAAAAATTTAGAAGCGTTGCAAGGTTCCGGAGGATAATCGGAGCCAACGACAGATTGATGTAAAAGAGCCGAAAGGCTCTATTTTTTATGCACCGGGCGCAAAGATATGCGTCTGATAACCGCATTATTTGGCGGTAGAAAGAGAGGAAAAAATGGCAGAAGCAGGATTGTCTACGTTAGGCATTACGTTTGGCTATGGAACAGAAACAACAGCTGGGACAAAGCCTACATCATTTAAACAGCTTACAAGAATTAACGCAATCGGCGGTATCAACATTGAGCCTGAACAGATTGACGCATCTGCATTAGAAGATGCTATTACCAGATATGTAAAGGGGCGCGCAGATACCGGTGGCTCTTTCCCTATCACGGTAAACCTTACAGATGCCACAAAGGAAGAGTGGGAAGCACTTATCACAGCGTACAAGGCGCTTGCCGGCGGGAAAAGAATGTGGTTTGAAACGATTATCCCGGGATTTACCGAAGCGTTTTTTGTTGTGGCTCAGCCGCCAGAGCAGATTCCACAGCCGGAGATTGGTCAGAACGAACTTTTGACGGTTGAAATGAATCTTACCATTGAAGAATACAAGGGCATGGACACCGCTGTAGCTTTTACACCGGGGGAATAACACGTCAGTCGAATAGTTCGGTTGGATCGGCTGACGATAACCAGACAACCGAGCCAGAGCTTGAAGAAACAATTTAAAAGAACAGGGCGGTCTTCGGACTGCCTTTCCCTATATGAGAGGGAGAAAGGGAAAGAAAATGACAAAATTAAAATTTGGCGAGAAAGAATTACAGATCAAGTTTGGATATGAGGCAACCGTCAAAAGCGGGATTATCAAAAAGGTAGCAGAATTAGACCAGATTACAGATATTGAAGCAATTGATAAAATTCTTTTATTCCTGCCGGAGTTAATTCTTGTTGGAGCACAGAAGTTCCATAAAGAAGAGTTTGGATATGATTCGGAAAACGAGGGAGAAAAGGAACAGCAGCTTGGAAAAGTATATGCCATGCTTGATGATTACTTTGACGAAGAAGATTCGGATGTCGAGGAGCTTTATCAGTTACTTCTTGCGGAATTGCTTGAAAATGGTTTTTTATCAAAACTGCTCAAAGCAGAGCAGGAAGAAGCGGAGAAGAAAACTCCGAGGAAAAAGTAGAAGAACAGAGAGAGCTTACATGGGAAACGTATTGCACGGAAATCCGCCCGTTTTGGCTTTTAGTTACAAAGGGGTACGGATTTACTGTGCATGACATAGACACGTCCTGCCCGGCTGATTTACAGCCTTATGCGGATGCTTACAACTTAGATAAAAAGCAAAGAGACAATGAGATGTGGATGTGGTTTGGAACATATGGATTGTCTGCGGTATCGGTGGCAGTAGAACATTGCCTTGTCGGTCGGAAAGCAAAATCAAAGTATATTGAAAAACCAATCAATGAACAGCAAGGAAAATATGATTCGGAAATGACGGAAGAAGAAATTAAGAAACAGAGAGAGCTATTTGTGGCAAAGCTCAAAATTATGCAGTCAAACTATGAGTTGAGCCATCCAAAACCAGAAAAGAACTTGGAGGTATAAATATGTCAATTAGAATTGGATCTGCAAGACATGATGAAAATGGGAAATTGACCGGTGGGAGACCGGGAGATCAGACCGGAACAGAAGTAAGTATGCAAAACTTTTATGTTCATAAAAAAGGATGGTATGTGTTAAGGCCAAAAACAAAAGATATGGCGGATAAACTGGCAGAATCAATGATTACAGCGTGCAATAATGATAATATTGGCTACTGTCAGGGACACCGGCTTGGAATTGTCAAATATGGTATTAATTCAAAAGTAAAAACAGAAGCAGATTGCGGCACAACGGTACGTGCATGCATTATTCATGCAACTGGAAAAGATGTTGGAAATTTCACCACAGCAAATGAAAAATCTGTACTTCTTTCTAGTGGCATGTTTGATGACATTGGAGGTTATGCGGCAGGAATGGTTCTTTACAACGGAGATGTTATTGTCACAAAAACAAAAGGTCATACAGCGATTGTGACAAGCGGAAACCCTAGAAAAAATGTAAAAGATCATTTAAACCCATACCCGGAACCTGCAAGGATTTTAAAGAAAAAATTCCCTTGCATGAGAGGGGATGATGTGAGATGGCTTCAGACGGAGCTTATTTATCACGGATGCCTGGATGAAAAAGATAAAAAGGGAAACAGTAATGTGGACGGTATTCTTGGAAATGATACGGCGACCGGTATTGGAACATTCCAGAAAAAAGTCGGAATTACAGTAGATAAGAAATGCGGACCGGTTACAAGAGAAAAATTAAAAGAGTAGATCAAGGACGGTAAGGTGTCACAGCCTACCGTCTTTTTATTTTGCATAGAAAGTTGGTGCATATATGGCAGACATTGATGAATTACAAATAAAAATCAAAGCTGACTCTGCAAAAGCAAGTAATTCCATAGAAAGCCTTGTAAACAGCATGAATAGGCTCCGGGAAAGCATATCGTTTGACACTGCAAAACTTTCAAATATTGCAAGCGGAATCAGAAGCATTTCCGATGCGGCTACCGGATTCAAAGGTGGTAAATCTTCGGAAATCACATCAATGGTGCGGGCACTCAATAAATTTTCTGGTGTTGATGCAAATTCTATCCACGGAATATCTTCTGCTGTGAGAGATCTTGCATCTGGAATAGCAAGTGTTAAGGCTGTTGATACAAGCGGACTCATAAGCATGGTGTCTGCGTTGTCAAAAATCGGTGGCAAGGCATCTACACAGGCGACAAAGAATCTGCCGGCTTTATCTGCGCAGTTACAAAACTTTGTACGCCAGATGAACAAGATAGGTGCATTGAATTTTGATATGACCAATATGAGCAACCTTGTAACAGCCATATCAAGGCTTGGAAGCGTTGCAAGCGGACGTGCAGTAACAAATATACCTTTGCTTGCTGACAACCTTAAATATCTGTTTGAGACACTCTCAAAAGCACCAAATGTAAGCGCAAATATTTTACAAATGACACAGGCACTTGGAAATCTTTCAAACAGATCTGGCGGTGCGATTACTGGATTAAATAACAGCATCAGTAATCTTTCCGGTTCTTTCCTTGGATTTAAGACATCCACAGGAAAAGCATTGATCGGACTCAAGTCATTCACAAGACAGATTTTGTCCTCTATGGGGATTTATCTTGGTCTGTACGGAGCGATAAGAGGAATAAAAAATGCAATCGACATATCATCCGCATTAACAGAGGTTCAGAACGTTGTTGATGTTACTTTTGGTGACATGTCAAAAAAAGTCAATGACTTTGCACAGGACTCTATACGTCAGTTCGGTATGTCAGAATTGACACTGAAACAGACGGCAAGCCGATTCCAAGCAATGGGAACAGCCATGGGAATTGACAGCAGTTTGATAAAGAAAGCCAATGAGTTTTTGAATAAGCAGACAGATGGCTATATTGGTTTGTCTGATTCCATGGCTGATGTGTCTTTGAATTTAACAAAATTAACTGCTGATATGGCATCTCTGTATAACATAGATCAGGATGTTGTGTCGCAGGATTTAGCTGCAATATTTACCGGACAGACACGTCCATTAAGAGATTACGGTCTTGATCTCACACAGGCAACCCTTAAAGAGTGGGCAATGAAACAGGGATTAGATTCTGATATTGCGTCTATGTCACAGGCTGAAAAGACAATGCTCCGGTATCAGTACGTCCTTGCCAATACGCAGACAGCACAGGGAGACTTTGCGCGTACTGCTGATTCGTGGGCGAACCAGATCAGAATTTTAAAACAGTCATTTGAACAGCTTGGCAGTGTTATTGGTGGAGCATTAATCAATGCTTTTAAACCATTCGTAAAAGCACTCAATTCCGTTTTACTGGTTGTTATCAGCTTTGTTACAAAGGTTACAAACGCTTTAGGCGCAATCTTCGGATGGAAATATGAGGATTCCGGTGCAGGTCTTGCAGATAGTTTTTCAGATGCGGCAGAGAGCGCAGGCGATGTTGCTGACAATACCGGACAGGCGGCAAAGAACATCGACAAGATGAATAAGGGCGTCCGTCAGTTTGATGAATTGAAACTGATTACCACAAATGATGGTTCTGGCAAAAAAGGTTCGGGCGGTTCCGGCGGTGGTGGCGCATCAGGCGGTGCCAGTGGCGGTAAACTTGTCAAGACTGATACCATTTTCAAAAATTACGAAAGTGATATTAAAAATCTGAAACAACTTGGAAAATACATCAGTGATGCCTTATCAAAAGCTATGGAGTCTATCAACTGGGATAAGATTTATTCCAAGGCAAGAAACTTCGGCAAAGGCTTGGCAGATTTCCTTAATGGTCTTATCAATCCGAGACTGTTTGGAAATGTTGGTAAGACGATTGCAGGGGCACTGAACACGGCAATTTATGCCACACTTTCCTTTGGTCAGACATTTGACTGGTCAAACTTTGGAAAATCACTGGCAGAGGGAATAAATAAATTCTTCAAAACATTTGATTTTAAAGCACTTGCAGAAGATATAAATACTTGGGTACAGGGAGTTTACAAGACAATTAAGACCATGATAGAAAATATCAAGTGGTCTGATGTTTGGAAAGGCGTAAAAGATTTTCTTTCAAACATTGATATTGAGACAGTTGAAATTCTTCTTGGAGCATTTGCTCTGAAACTTGCAGGCAAACTGTTAACAGGGAAACTTCTCAAGGAGACTATTGGGAAATTAATAGGAGCGAAATTCACAGCCGCTTTTGGTCAAACGGCGGTAAAATCATTGCTATCATATGCAATTCCTATTTCGCTTGCTGTAGTAGTGGCAACGCTTTCTTTTACGATTGGGAAGAAAAGCGTGAACAAAGATAAGCATGAGCTTATGGAATCACTAAATAGAGGTGGAATCACACAATACATACAGGATAGCATAAAGAAATTTTTTATAAATCCATTTGAAAGAATAGATATCTTTGGCGGAGGAGCACTACACAATAAAACGGCTGAATGGAGCAAACAGTTAGATGATTTTGTGAAAAATATTCCTAAAAAGCAAGATTATAAATCATTAGATGATTTCCAGAAAGCAGTTAATGAATATAACGAAGAAGTTCCATTAAGCTTAAATGTTCCAAACACTACTGAACTTACTGGATTTTTTGATAAATGGAAGAAAAAGAATGGATTTGATGGCGAATTTAGCTTAAAAACATGGATAGATGAGTGGAAAGAACTGAACGGATTGGAAGATGTTGATTTACATGCAAATGTTGTTCTTCCAAATTTACAAGAGAAGATTTCCGAGTTCAAAGACAATGTCAAAGAATGGTGGGGATTGAATGTAGAACTACCCGTTCGCAATAAATTAACAACAACTTTAGAGGATGTTTCTTCATGGTGGGAAGATGTAAAAGAATATTGGGGAGAAAAAAAGCTTTCAATACAGACAGAAATAGGAGAAATAAAAGGTAAAATAGAAGAAAAGTGGAATGAAGCCTTAACTTACATTCAGGAGAATATTTTCCCGTGGTTCACAAAAGAAAAGTGGATGGAAGTAGGAAATGGAATAAAAGAGGGATTATCTGCTAAATGGGATGAGTTTTCTGATTGGTGGCAAAAGACAGGAATATATAACTGGTGGGAAAATCATGTAAAACCTTGGTTTACAAAAGAAAAATGGGATGAACAGGGAGACGGAATGAAAAAAGGTCTTTCTGAAAAATGGGACGAATTTAGTAACTGGTGGAGTACATCTGGAATTGGTTCTTGGTGGACAAATCATGTCGCACCGTATTTTACGAAAGACAAATGGACATTCAGTGGCATTTCTGACGGATTGAAGCAGGCATTTGATAATGCTGTTGCAGGAATTAAGCAGGTATGGAATAATTTTGCAACGTGGCTTAATTCAAAACTGTCTTTTTCATGGGATTCTGTAAATATTGGTGGAAAAGAAATAATTCAAGCTGGCAATATTAACCTTGGAAAAATCCCAACGTTCGCCGCAGGAGGTTTTCCAAAACAGTACAGCATGTTTATGGCAGGAGAAAACGGCGTACCGGAAATCCTTGGAACAGTTGGAGGAAAGACAGCAGTTGCTGGGGGGCAGGAGATCACAGGTATTCGTGATGCTGTATACAGTACGTCACAGCAGGAAATTGCGTTACTTAAACAGCAAAATCAATTATTGTCAGAAATTTTGAAAAAACCAATGTTAAGTAATAATGATGTATTTAATGCGGCTAAATCTGTATATAAAGGCGAAGCCAAAAGAAGATATGGAGATAGTGCGGCATTTGATCCTGTTTGGGGATAATAGTTGAAATCCTCTCATGCTATGATATAATGTTTTCAAAAAAACAATATGGGAGGATTTTATGGCTATATTATTATGTGATGGAAAAGAATTTTCAGTAAAAAAATTTGTAAAAGAAAGTAGAATGTATACTTTAGATATGAGTTTTGAAAGTAAGAAAGAATTTGAAGAATTTTCTAAACTCTATGAAAGATATGAATTTTCAGAAGGTGTTTTTGATTTTGAAATTGAGGGAGAAATCTTTAAGGGTTGGTTTGGAAATATGTTGTATGATAAAAAATACAATGTTAGAGTAATTATTGGTATCTATGACGGAATAGATGAATTGGAAAGCGGATGTAAGGTATATAATGTACCGAGTTCACTTATTGGAATTGGAAATGCAATAAGAAAAATTTGCGATGTACTTGAAAAAAATAACAATATCAATGATGAGCAGAAAAATGACATATTAAAAACAATGAATACACCAGAAACAGATATAGAGTTTCAACATTTAGTAGAAGATTTGCCTTTATATCTAGAAACATCAAAACAGACGATTGAAGATATAAAAAAGGAACTGGATTTATAATGACAAATACCGCCACTTGTGCTAGAATTATTTTATTACAAGTGGTGGGAGGAAAAGCTATGAATGAAAAAAGTGAAACAAAATTATGCAAATACTGTCAGACGGAGATTCCAGCTAAAGCAAAAATTTGCCCTAATTGCAGAAAAAAGCAGGGTGGGGCAACAAAGTGGTTTGTTGCGGTGGTTATAGTTGTAATTCTGTTGATTGCCATATTTGGCGGAAACGGAGAAAACAACGATGCAGTTGCTGATTCTACCGAGCAAAATAAAAAAGTTTCTTCTATTAGTACGGTAGATAACAAGGAAGCGACAAGAGAAGAAGTTTCTGATTCTGATTTTTTGGTAAAAGAGTATCGGTACGAAAACACAATAGGAGACACATTAGATTTTTTGATTGTAACAAATAATTCAAACACGGATGTCGCAATTTCTGGAAACGCTACAGCCAAAGATTTAAGCGGGAATTCAATAGGAGCCGCCGACATGAGCATTGATGTATTGGGGGCAGGAGAAACATCTATTGGTGTTTTCTATTTTGATAGTGTGTCCGGAATTGACAAGGTGGATTATACCTTAGATTATGACGAAAACCCATATTATAAACCGGTTGTAAATGATTTATCCGTTGAACAGACATTTAATGATGAAAACGTGACTGTATCCGTGACCAATAACAGCACAAATCCGGCGCTTTTTGTAAGTGCGTATGCAATATTTTTTGACAGTAGTAATAATGTGGTAAATTACAACAGCACATATATTACAGATTCAGACAGTGAGATTAAACCAGGGAAAACTATTTCAGATCAGCTTGATTGCTATGGGAAATACGATCATGCAGAAGTATATTTTACTGGAAGAGCAGACAAATAGAATAATAAGTCAAAGCGGGTATAAAAGAGGGAGCGCAGTGATGCGCTTCTTTTTTTGAAAAATATTTCAAAATAGTATTGACTTTCTTTGCACGTACATGTATTATTAAGGCATAAAGATTGCACGTGCAATCAAAAAGAGAGGAAGTGATTATGTGTCTCCATTAAAAAAAGGACAGAAACTTACTGATAATCCTAAAAATGTTAGGCTTGATTTGAGACTTACAAAAGCAGAAGCAGAGGATTTGCAATATTGTGCGGATAAGTTAAAAACAAGCAGAACGGATGTTATCAACATGGGGATTAGAAAAGTGAAAGAAGAAATCAACAAAAAATAAAGCGTTCCAACCCTAGACAAGTTAAACGCTTTATTCAACACAGCCACCAAAAGCGGTTGATACATGGATTATACCGCTTTTTGGAATGGTTGTCAAACAGCAAACGAAAGGAAGGTAAAATCTATGAGAAGCATTGAAGAAATTGTAAGAACGATACTTAATAGTGACGCGCTGATGGAGAAAGTGAATCATGTTGTGGAAATCGAGAGGATGAAGTATAACCGTGGTTGGAGTACCGAAACGGACATTGATAATTTTTCTCCGATTGGTTTTCGCAAAGTGGTAACATCAGCCATGAATTTGCTAGGACTGCCGAACGAATTCGATGAGGTTGATATTGCCAGCGAAATTCTTAAGGACATTTTCAGAAATGAAATCATAAAAAAGGATGGAACTTATTTACCGAGCCAAATTGAGCAGTACAGATCGTTGCTTTCTCGGCTTGCAATCCGATGTGATAACGAAAAATTGTTGCGCGGCGTTGTAATATTTATGGCAGATTTGAATGATGAGGACGTAATAGATCACGACGGTATTTACCGCCTTGTAAAGAAAGGCGGTGCAAGATAATGAAAGAATTTTATATTGAAGCAATTACCAAAAATCTGAATTTACTCAGCGAACACTTTTTAAGATGTGTGTGGATTTTTACAAATAACCTTGCATCCGACAAGAAAGGCGGTGCGAGATGAAAGAACAGCTGATAACGGAAATCCAGAGCATACAGGACGAAAAATTTTTGCATTTCATTTTGAACACGATACTTTCATTCAAGAAGAAATGGGGGATTTGCTGATGAACGATATTCAGATTTTTAACAATCCTATTTTAGGGGATTTGAGAACGGTTATAGTAAACGGAAAAGAATACTTTTTTGGAGTAGATATAGCTTCGATGCTTATGTATAAAAGACCAAGAAAGGCGGTTTCGGATAATTGCAAGGGTGTCCTGGTCGAGGATAGCTTTAAAAATAATGGTGGATATGCAGAACCTCTTATTCCGGAAGGAGATATTTACCGATTGATTATTAAAGCTGGTCAACAGGGTAACAGTAAAGAAATAAAAGATAAAGCTGACAAATTGGAAAAATGGATATTTGATGAAGTTTTACCGAGCATCAGAAAGACTGGTACATACATGATGCCGCAAACCACGGACGGGAAGATTGCATTGCTTGCACAGGGGCACACGGAACTGAAAGCAGAGGTTGACGAAATCAAGGCGGATTTGGAAAGCCTTAAGATGGACTTGCCGATACTTCCGGTGGAAGCCGACCGCATTACGGAAGCTGTCAGAAAGAAAGGCGTTTCAATCATGGGCGGCAAACAGTCAAGCGCATACAGCAACCGTGGATTGCGCCAAAAGGTTTACAACAATCTGTATGCCAATCTGAAATACAACTTTGGTGTTCGGTCTTACAAGAGCATCAAGCGTAACCAGTGCGACAAGGCAGTGGAAGTGATAAATGCCTATCAGACGCCGTATTTTTTGCAGGAACAGATTGACGATGCCAATATGCAGCAGAGGTTGGAATTTGATTGACAGATTTTGGCATATGGTATAGAATACAAAATAATTAAAAATCACGCAGGTAAGACCTAAAGAATTTAGGACGTCCTGCAAGCCTATGAGGAATAGGTACGGATTCGTGACCGCCAGAGATTGAAGAAATTCAGTCTTTGGCGGTCTTTTTATTTGCCGCGACTCCTTCCGGGGTATGCTCCCGGTGCGGCACAATCAATTTTATTTCCGGTTCTGCGAAATGTGGAGCCGGTTAAGTAAAAATTTTAAGGAGGGTACTTTTATGTACGGAGCAGAAATTTTTACACCAGAGAAAGAAAGCAATACACAAACGATAACAACACTTGAAATTGCTGAAATGATGGAACTGGAACATTGGCAAATTTTAAGAAAATTAGAGGGAACTAAAAACCAAGATGGAAGCACAAAACAGGTTGGAATTATACAGATATTAACTAACAACAAAATTGTTGTCAGTGATTATTTTATTCCATCCACCTACAAAGACGCAAGCGGCAAGGAAAATAAATGCTATAAAGTCACCAAAATGGGGTGTGATTTCCTCGCCAACAAATTTAATGGTGAAAAAGGAATCATATTTACTGCAAGGTATGTAAAGCGGTTTGATGAGATGGAGAGGGGACAGGTCCCGAAAGATTTTCCATCGGCACTTCGGGCATATGCGGATGAAGTAGAGCGCAGGCAGATTGCAGAACAGGAGAATGAAAAGCTGCAGCAGGAACTTGACTATAGCAAAGACTGGTATTCTATTAAGCGTGTTGCAGCAATGAACGGTGTGGACTGGAAAACATTTAATTGGCGAAAACTCAAAGAAAAGAGCATTGAACTTGGATATGGCGTGAAAAAGATTTTTGATGCAAATTATGGAGAGGTAAATACCTACCATAGGGATGTTTGGGAAGCAGCATACCCGGAGTATGAAATTTAGGAGAAATTTTATGAACAAATTAGAGATCATGATTACGTATGGGAACACGGAAGTAATTCACACACCGGAGAAAATTGTGATTAAATCGCCCAATATCGAAGTAATTACAAAATAGATCAAGAAAAAGAAGTGACATCTATCAAATTGGTGGTAGGTGCTATTTTGTACAAATTTTACCGACTGTCATTTGAGACAGCCGCAAACCCAAACAGTTAGGTGGTGGAAATATGGCATACAGCGGATGGCTTTTAAAGATTGGCAATTACATAGTGCCGATGTCGTTTATGAAAGCAGAAACATACAGTCCATATGTCAACATGCAGGATTTGGACGATTATACAGACGCCAACGGCTATCTGCATAGAAATGCCGTGGAGTTAAAGGCATTAAAGGTTGAGTTTGAAACACGGGCAATGCTGACAAATAAGACTTTTAGTGAGGTTTTAAACAATATTCGAAGCCAGTTCACAAATGCGACAGGGAGAGCATGCTATATCACAGCGTATATCCCGGAATACGACGATTATGTGACGCAGTACGGCTATATGGCAGATTTTCAGCCTACGATATACGGAACATATGATGGAATAATTCATTACAATTCAGTTCGGCTTGCTTTCATAGGGGGTGTGTACGGTGGTTAATTATAAATATGGCGACTTGTTCAAAAAAGATACGGTCGATAAGCAATTATCCATCGTATCTGATGACGGAAAAATCAATATCACAAATACAGAGCTACACCAAGAAAAATTCGAATTGACCGAAAGTTTGTGTTCGGAACAGGAATTGACGTTTGGATCATGCGAAGCCGCCATGATTAAATTCACGGTGTCAAATACATTTTTGCCAATGAAGGGCAGATGGATGACGGTAAGAATGTCCCTTGATGGACATGCAGATATCCCGTTCCAGTTCGGACGATATAAGGTTGATTCTGATACGCCCACGGCAGACAGAACGTGCCGTGATGTGGTTGCATATGATGCCCTTTATGACATTTTAAATGCAGATGTGGCAGCATGGTATAACACTGTCTTTCCATCCCATAAAGAGCAGCAGAAAGATAAAGATGGAAAAACTACGACTGTTACAGTTTATGATCCGGTCACAATGAAGCAATTCCGGGACAGCTTTTTTAAGCACTTCGGGATTGAGCAGGCTGACATTATACTGGTTAATGACGGCATGTCTATTGAAAAAACAGTTGCAGTCACGCCATCCAGTGAGACAAGTTCTGATACAGAGGAATCGAGCACCATAGGCGAATCTATGAGCGGCAAGGAAGTGTTGTCCTGTATTTGTGAGCTCAATGGCTGTATGGGGCACATGGGGCGTGACGGGAAGTTTCATTATATTTATCTGGAACAGGAGATACAGGGATTATATCCAAGGAATGATCTTTATCCGGCGGATAATTTGTATCCAAGAGATCCGAAAAGCAACCGTATCGGGAAGGATTTATATATAACGGCTGAGTATGAAGATTTTCTTGTTAAAACAATCAATAAGTTACAGATCCGGGAGCAGAAGAATGATATCGGTGTGATTGTGGGTACCGGAGACAATGCCTATGTGATCGAGGATAATTTTCTTGTATATGGCAAAGGCACAAAAGAACTGAAAGGCATTGCAAAAAATATCCTTTCCAAGATCAGAGGGATTGTTTACCGCCCGTTTACAGCGGACTGCAAAGGAAATCCGTGTCTTGAGGTCGGGGATGCAGTGCGGCTGCCGACCAGATATGAACTGATTGAGTCCTATATTCTGAAAAGAACCCTGAAAGGTATACAGGCTTTGCGTGATGATTTGGAAGCGGATGGGGAAGAGTACCGGACAAACGGGGCGAACGGAATACAGAAAAGTATTTTAAAGCTCAAAGGCAAGAGCAATGTGTTGGAGCGAACCATTGAAAAGACACAGAGCACGATAACTGATGTTGAGAAGGGATTGCAGTCACAGATCACGCAGACCGCAACCGAAATTCGCACAGAAGTTAAAAATACAACGGATGGTTTATCATCGAGAATCACGCAAAATGCGAGCAGTATTACAGCAGAAGTAAAAAGAGCACAGGGGCAGGAAGTTGAACTTGCAGCAGCTATTAAAATTAATGAGGACAAGATTACAGCGGAAGTTACGAGAGCAAGCGAAGCAGAGGGCGATTTGTCCGGAGAGATAGAGGTGACCGCAACTAAGATACGGTCAGAAGTCAGTGCTTCTTTAACAGTATGGGATACCGAAGATTATGACGTTACACATTGTGGTTTCGGGAATCCACAAGATACATACCCTGCATCTTCGTATTATTCTGGACACAGTTTTTTGGATCAGAATACTGGAAAGTTTTATGGTTGCGAACCAGATGGTGGAATAAGCAGTGGAAAATACAAATGGACTCTGATAAAGAAATTTAAGCAGCTTTCATCGAGTGCGTCCAGTACGATTACGCAGTCATCAAAGCAGATCAGCTTGAAAGTATCAAAAGACAGCGTCATTTCAGAAATCAACCAGTCAGCCGAGGGCATCAAAATTAAAGCAAAACTGCTTGAATTAAAAGGTTCTATGGAAATGACCGGGGGATATATGCATATTCAAGCGGAAGAGTCTGTAGAAAACCTTATTGAATTTAAACGCAGTGGAACACTTGTACAGATGGGAACGGATGGATTTCGAACAGTGGAAGGGACGCTTGAAAGTCCTGTTCATAAATGTACGGTTCAATATAATCAGGTTTCATTGCATAAAGGCGCAAACGATAATGACCACATGATGATCCATTTAGACGGAGATACCGGAGTAGGTGGATTCAGAGGTGGAGTAATTAATGGATCTGACAAAAGAATAAAAAACACAATTTTAGATTTAAGCAAAAAGCAATCATCTGAGTTTATTTATTCTTTAAGAGCAAAATCGTATCGTTATAATTTCGAAAAAGATGGGTTCCATCATGGATTTATTGCACAGGATGTTTTGAAAAAAGCGGAAAAAGGGTGGAATATTTGTCCAAAAACGTTTTCAGACAGCAATGGGAAAAAGTATTACGGACTGAAATATACGGAACTGATTGCTGATCTGGTTGCCACAGTGCAGTTGCAGCATGACGAGATAGAACAGTTAAAGGAAAAGGTGGAAAATCTATGATAAATGCAAAAATCCGGGAATTTGAAAACGACATTATAAATTATGTAAATTTGTGCGAGGATGTTCCAATCGAAGCTAAGTACCTGGTGTTTAAGGATATTCTGCAGCAGATCAAGGAAGAAGCAAACCGACAGGTTACAGTAGAACGGGAACAGATGAAGCTTGCAAAGGAAAGGGAGAGTGAGGATCATGAATAAAGCACATATTGATATTAATTGGGAGAATTATCCGAGTGATGAAACACCGCTTAATGAAAGCAATCTTAACAAAATGGACGCAGCTATTGGCGTTATTGATGATCGTGTAATCACTCTTGATACCACAAAAGCCACGAAAACAGAAGTGGCTACCCTTGTTGCAGACGTGACCTTTGAGGAATCGACCGGAATCATTACGATCACAAAAAAGAACGGTTCTAAGATTACGATTGATACACAGATGGAGAAAATCGCAATCAACTTCGTTTATAACCCGACCACACAGCAGATTATCCTGACTCTGATTGATGGCACGAAACAGTACATAGACCTGTCGGCACTGATTACACAGTATGAGTTCTTTGATTCTGATACGGTAGCTTTTTATATTGACAAAGACGGAAAGGTATCAGCTATTGTCAAAGAGGGAAGCATTGAGGAAAAGCATTTAGAGCCTAACTATCTTGCGAAAATCAAAGTGGAAGTGGCAAAGGCAGAGTCAAGCCAGCAGGCAGCGGCAATGTCTGAAATAAACGCCAAAGCAAGTGAGAATGCCGCAAAAGCCAGTGAAACAGCGGCAAAAACATCCGAAACCAATGCCAAAGAGTCAGAGACAGCAGCGGCGAAGTCAGCCACGGCGGCAGCAATATCCGAGACTAACGCAAAAGCCAGTGAGACATCCGCCAGTCAGTCTGCAGCCACAGCCACAAGTGAAGCGGTATCTGCCAGCCAGTCCGCCAGAACCGCCATAGATAAAGCCACAATCGCAACGCAGAAAGCAACAGAGATCATCGGTAAAGCCGAATCTGCAGCAGATAGTGCAACCAAAGCACAGAGTTATGCTGTTGGTGGTACAGGAAGCAGAGAGGGCGAGGATTCTGACAATGCCAAGTATTACTATCAGCAGGCAAAAGATGTATCAGAAGGACTTAAAGGTGGATTGCAGCCACACGGAACAGTTGCATTTGCAGATCTTCCGGCACTTGCGGATGTTAGCACAGGGTGGATGTTCAATATTTCAGACGAATTTACAACCACGGATGATTTTAAAGAGGGAGCCGGGAATGTAATTCCGGCAGGTGCCAATATTTATAAAACATCAGATGAAAAGTGGGACGTGCTTGCCGGAACTCCAGTTACCGGAATCAAAGGTGTAAATGAAGATTCTTTCCGCAGGGGCAATGTAGAACTCACAGCAGAAAACGTCGGTGCAGTGGCAACTGGTGGAGATACAGCAGAGAATACAGCAACTTTTACGAGTAGTGATGTGGCAGACGGATCATCGTCAGCATGGACGAATGTATCGAAATTATCAAGTGGCGAAAAACACTCTTCAATTTTTGCGAAGGTGTCACAGATGTTCAAGAATGTGCGGTATCTCTATAAAATGCTTGGAACAACGGATATTTCTAAGATTGGGAATGGGACATGCACGGGAGCGATATCATCGTTAAACAGCAGTTTAAAGAAATATTATACACAGACAGAGGTTGATAATATTATTAAAAAAAACAAGGTGAAATCCATTGTTATAGAGTTCGAAGGCGTTACTACCAATGAAAGCAAAGCATTTTTCCCAAAATATACCTATTGGGGATATGTCGGCGGAAAAACCACTGAAATTGATAATTTAACAGCACAGGGGCACACAATTCTTGGCGGTTTTATCTGCGGCGGTCCACACAACGATGCCTCCATGGCTGGCAATGGTTCAGATAACATAGGTGTT